CTACCAGCTTATTTTAAATAAGAAGGGCAAGAGTAATGCTGCTTGAGTATTCACTCGTGCATGCAACCGCCAATCGTCCTAGTCGTGCTAATCCATCGGATGCTGGCTTGGACGTGCGGTTTTCGCCGCCGCCCAGCGACCTGCACCGCGCGGCATCCATTGCGCCCGGGACGAGCAAGATCCTACCTACGGGGCTGCGCTTTGGTGTACCCCATGGCTACATGCTAGAAGTGAAGAATCGCTCTAGCATCGCCGCCAAGAGGAGTCTATTGGTGGGCGCATGTGTGATTGACTCCGGCTATGATGGAGAAGTGTTTATCAACCTCCACAACGTCGGAAATGTTACCCAAACTGTTGAAGCGGGCACAAAAATCGCACAAATTGTGATGGTACCGGTCGTACATTTTCGTGCATCCGAACGAAAGGATGGAGAATTATATGAATATCCTATTACAATGAGTGGACGAGGCGACGGCGCGCTAGGGAGTACTGATGAATAAGACAACACAAAAAACATTATTTAGCTCTAACTCATCGGAGTGGGCAACACCTCAAGATTTTTTTAATAAGCTAGACTGGCGATTTGGTAAGTTTACACTGGATCCCTGTGCTACTTGTGAGAACCATAAGACTAAGAAATATTACACCACTGAAGATAATGGCTTGGAACAAGATTGGGGAGGTGAAACAGTGTTTGTAAATCCTCCCTATAGTCATATTTCATTATGGATAGAGAAGGCGTACAGAGAGAGTCAAAAGCCGGGTACCAAAGTGGTAATGTTGATACCCTCCAGAACCGATACAAAATATTGGCACAACTATGTGATGAAGAGTCGAGAGATACATTTTATCAAGGGCCGACTAAAGTTTGGCGACTCCAAGAATGCTGCGCCATTTCCGTCGGCAGTAGTAGTATTCGATTACAACCCGTCTTACATTCAACATATGTATCCATGTGTATATGCGATGGAGAGATAATGAATCGAAAACAACGCAGAGCGCTAAAGAAAGAGGCGAAGGGTGCTGGGGGGTTATCCGAAAAAGTAACCCTTTTTGGTTCCTTACCCGAAATCTGTAACGTTTGTCAGAAAGAGTTTGACAAGAAAGATAAAGATATGGTAACATCATGGTCTGTGGTAGTGAGAGAGGAAACTAAAACGGTGCGCTTATTTTGTCCTGATTGCATTAGTAAAACACAGGAGAAAATAAATGAGCGTAGATAGACTATCCAAGAAGGCTCTCCAAAAAATATTGAGTGGAAAAATTAAAGAAGACGCCACGTGTGTAGTTAAGTTTTACTCTAATGGGTGTCATCTATGTCATAATTTAAAAGATAAGTATGAAGAGATTGCAACTCAATATAACGATATTCATTTCTTTGCTTTTAATATTCAAGACTATCCCACAGCGGAAAAAGTATTGGGCTTTGACGGGGTGCCTAGTATTTCGCTCATAAGAACAGGAGGTTTAAGACCGAGAATTAGAGTCTTAAGAGATCCTGAAAAGCCATATGAAAACATGTGGTTTAACCCCAAAGATATTATAGAGTTTATTGAAAAGGAGAAATAATGTCACAAACTTTACTAAATGCCGCAATGCTTAAATTAAAAGCAGAGGCCACCACCGCACTTGGTACAATTGAAGTGCTGCTTGGCAACCCAGTTGCTATTTCGGAACACACGGATTACGTAGGCGAACTTGTAGCGCAAGCTCAAAAGCTAGCGGAGTACGAAGCTGCTATGAAAGCGTTGCAACAGTATTTTGGATCACCACCTCAAGGCGCGCCAGCGCCCCCGCAGCAAATCGATCCGACGACATCTAAAAAGGTAACCCCCGAAATGTCCCCCACCTATAAAGCTTCCTTAGAGGAACAAAAGAGAAAGGAGACAGCCGAATGAAAGAGTGTTTGTCATATGATGATGTATTATTGGTGCCACAATATTCTGATATTGTTTCACGCCATGACGTGAATATTTCTTCGCGTTTGGGGGAGATGACCTTGTCCCTTCCGTTGATCGCATCTCCGATGGATAGCATTTCGGAGCACCGAATGGGTGCCAGTATGTCTAATTATGGAGGCACCTCTGTGATTCATAGGTATAACACCATTGAACAGCAGGTGCAACAGGTACAGATAGCCCGTAATCTTTCCAACAATCCAGATCCTTGGATTGGGGCAGCGATTGGGATCACGGGAGATTATTTAGACCGAGCCATCGCCCTAAAAGAGGCACGCGTCAGCTTTGTATGTCTAGATGTGGCACATGGACATCACATAGTGATGAAAGAAGCACTCAGGTCCCTTAGAAAGAAGTTTGATTCTTATCTACATTTGATGGCAGGGAACGTCGCGACGTTAAAAGGCATAAATGATTTGGCTGAGTGGGGCGCCAACAGTGTTCGTTGTAATATAGGGGGCGGTTCTATTTGTTCTACCCGAGTCCAAACGGGACACGGCATGCCCGGCTTTCAGACCCTTTTAGACTGTTCTCACACTCGGAAGGACATTCAGATCATCGCCGACGGCGGTATTAAAAACAGTGGCGACATTGTAAAAGCTTTGGCCGCCGGAGCGGACATCGTAATGTGTGGTTCCTTATTTGCCGGTACCGATGAGACCCCTGGTCAGATTTTCGAAGAGGCAGATGGTACTCACTGGAAAACTTATCGCGGAATGGCGAGTAAGGAAGCACAATTAAGGTGGCGCGGTCGTTACTCTTCTTTTGAAGGGGTATCCGCCCGAGTCCCTTACCGGGGATCCATCGAACCAATTCTGCAGGATTTAGAGCGCGGGATTCGTTCTGGATTCTCTTATAGTGGCGCACGTACGTTACAAGAACTCCAACAGAAAGCGATGTTTGTAAAACAAACCTCGTCGGGTCTAAGCGAAAGCCACACTCACATTACATCGAGACAATGGTAATGGGTAACGAGATCGATTATGGAAATCTAACTAAAAGAATTGTATTTACAGATAACGATCATCGTCATGCTAATCTTATTTTAAAGCTGAAGCATGATGGTCTTACTCAATCTGCGTTCTTCCGTCATCTTATAACAGCCTACATAGAAAATGATGACAGGATACAACAGCTTGTGGATGAATTAAGAACAAAGAAAAGACACAAAGTTAAATCACAAAAGACGAGGCGCAAGGGTAAAGAAATACTAAAGGACTTTGCATTGTCTTCCGGAGAAGTAGAAAACATCTTTGATGTATTAGAACGCGAGTTTCCAGATCTATGAAGGATGGCTTGCTAAAGTGTTCTCGTCAGTGTATGAATGAAAATACTGACTGTGATAATAAAGAATGTCGCTTGTGGATTGATTATCCGGACGAACACAATTGTTCTTTGATATCCATTTACGAACACGGATCGATGACTCTACGACAAGTAGCAGAACGTTTAGGAATCTCTTTTGCGAGAGTTAAACAATTAGAATCCAGGGCCCTGGAAAAATTAAAAAAGCGATCAGGTGTACGAGATATACTTTTTTAGGTATTTAACGAAAATTACTACTATTTATTCTTGAATTACTATATTTAAGGAGAATTCTAATGGCTCGCAAGACACTTTTAACCGAATCGGAGGTACGCCGCTTCATGAAGCTGGCGAATATGGGCCCACTGGGATCGGAAAGACTAGAAGAGATTTCGTATTTGGACGAGGCAGGCGAAGAAGATGAACTTGAAGCCGATTTGGGCGCCGAGGATGAATTCGCCGATGAAGAAGGGGCAGATCTCGATGCATTGGAAGACGAGCCCATGGATGATCTTGGAGGTGATGTAGAAGAAGAAATGGATCCCGAGCTAGAGGAAAAGTTGAAATCTGCTATCATGGCCATCGCAGACGAATGGAAGATGGGAGATATAGTGTCCATCGAAGAGGTACCGGGTGACGATGAAGAAGGTCTGGAAGATGCTGACGTGGCTATGGATTTGGAAATGGGAGGACCCCCACCTGAAGGCGGCGAAGAACTTGAAGTAGCCGATATGGAAGTTGAAGAAGAGCCTGTCCCCGGTTTGCGTAATTATCAAGAAGCTCTGGTTAAGAAGGTTGCTCAACGTGTGGCTGCACGTTTAATGCAAGAGCACAAAAATGAAAAGCTAGCTACAGAACTTACAGAAAGAATTTTTAATCGAATCACATCAAAATAATCTTGACTTACACAGATTAATATGTTATATTAACCACTGGATAACCTCTAGTGGTTATTTTTTTGGAGGATATTTTGGAGTGGCTACTCTACATCTTGGTATTTATATTTGGATACATAACTTGTAAAACGTTTTATTTTTTTAGTGCAGCACGAACGAGTATTAATCTCATACGCATTACACAGTTAGTATCGTTATTGATTTTTTCTAAGTCTCTCGAACACTTTGCATATGCGAAGAGCACGAGATTACACATAATGAAACAGAACGACGAAAGCGATCACAATGTGAACGCCTTCGTCACAGCGTTTGAACAAGAGGTGGAAGCTTTTAAATTTAAAGGCATTAAGTCGATGATAGATTATCATTCCTCGTACTTTGCAGAGTTGTTGGAATTTAATGATTGGCCAACAGCTATGAAATATCTTGATGACAACAAGGAATTGGTATTTAAATTTTTACTTGAGGATCGCAATGATCAGTAACAAGTCAAAAACTTTATCCACAGACACAGAAAAAGAGGAAGAAGAAACTGAGCAGGTGATGATAATAGCGCCTGCTCAATCAGAGCCCGATATGCGGGTAATCGGCTTACTAAGTGATATCACCGAAGATAAGCTAGCGGATCTTATTCAAGGTTTCTATTATTTGAATGCTATAAATATAGCAGTAGAAGATGAAGAAGAAAAGAAACCCATTGAATTTATTATTTCTACCTACGGAGGCTCTGCGGATGCTATGATGACGATATACGATATCATGCGTATGATTATGGAAGACACCGAAATACATACCTTTGGGGTGGGAAAAGTAATGTCCGCCGGCGTGTTGCTCTTAGCCGCCGGCACAAAAGGCAAGCGCAAAATTTCCAAAAACTGTCGAGTAATGATTCACTCTGTCATCGGAGCGAGCCATGGCGAGTTACATAATTTGGTAAATGAGATGGAGGAGATACAAAAACTGCAAGAAACTTATAGCAAGTGCCTAATTAAAGAAACAAAGATGACGAAGAAGCAGTTAAAGAAAATGTTAGAACGTAAAGTGAATGTATACTTAACTGCCGAACGCGCCGTAGAACTAGGAATTGCGGATATAATTGTATGAGGAAAACAAATGTCGGAACTAACTGAGATTTTAAGAGAAGCATATCAGAAGAAAGAAGAGAAGAAGCCGATTGACTTTTCTATGTTAATGGAAATGGTTGAGCAGTTGTATGATGCTATTGAGCCAGAGGTGATAGAAGAGACAAAAGAGCCCGCAGTACGCACCTACCATATCTCAGAAATCCCTCTCATTCCTATTTCCGAACTTGGCTGGGCTAATGCTGATGACAGCCCCACAGCCGACGATCCGGAAATTCCCGCTTC